CCAGAATGTTCGGAATTAAAGTTAGTAATGCTTTGGCCTAACCCTACGGGTGAAGCTATTTAAAGTGTTACTAACACCAATGAACTTGGTGCCCAGGCGTAAGCTAGGGCGGTGTGCGAAATACGTACTGCCGAGTTCACCATCGAAGAAATCGAAGTCATCTTCGGTTTCTCCTTTATCGAAGCTTGTGTTCTGCGAAATATCGATGAACATGTCTTCGTTAAGACCTCTGAGCACTGCTTGCAGGTCTTTTGCTGATATCTCCTCCCAATCGGGTTCTGGAAGGTAACCAGCTTCTTCCTCGAGTTTACTGGAAATCCGGTTATACTCTTGGATCCACGGTCTGGACTTGAAAATTTTCTCCTTGTCTGCGCCGTGCTCGAGTAGTTCCTGGAACATGTTGCCTCTGGTAACTTGTTTCGCGAATGACTCGACATCCAACCAACCTGCCGATTTGGCAAGGTCCTTGGATAACTGGTACGTATCTGCTGGAAATTTCCTACGGATCTCACTACCATCTACTCCTCCTACTAAGTCAGGATACTGGCGAAGCTGGGAGGTTAACTCAGAACGATACCAGTCAAGATTTTTGACTGATCGATCACTGAGATTCTGGTTCAATCTGGATAAGAGTCTTCTTGTCTTGGTTGAATCAATTCCGGTCATCAGGAGCGTTATTGCGTACTTGATACCGGGTTTTGCCCGACTGGCGTGGTAGATTAACTCGTCAGGGAGGCCAAGACCGTAACCACCTAATATTTTAGGTAGGTGTACGGAATGGTATGCTTCTGGATCTCGATTGAGACTCGGGAGCAGACCATGCATCCTTTTGATAAAGAGATTTCTTATCATATTGATGCGATCGATTGAGAAAGACTCCGATGGGAGCCACTCAAGCGTTTTAACGAGTTGTTGGGCTTTCCCAACAGCTACGTTTTTATTGTCCTTTGACATGAGGGTCGATTGACCCTTAGCCAGAAGACGAACCTTTACACCGTCGATGATGAGAGATTTCTCATGATTTCGACGTGTCTGGTTATACTGTAGATTTTCTAAAAATAGAATTCTCTCACAGTATTTCACCATCACCCGGGATAAACCATGTTTATCCGGTGAGATGATAGAACCTGATCGCTCGTGATTACGAGTAATGAGGTCCAGATATAGGTCGGGACCTATGGCCAAATGGTCATCCCCGCCTACGTGATAACATCTCCAAGGTGCAGATTTTGCACTAACTGGAGAGTCAAGGAGTTTCCTACCTCCAGTAAACTGGATATAGGCAAGCTCCTCAACTGCTAAATTAAGCAATGTCAGTGAGGGTTTAGCGATAGCTTCACCCATCATTATACCTCGTGACGTGACAAATATGTCATCATCAAGTGAAATCATCCTAGGACCAATGGTCCCAAGGACGATATCCACATAGGACCAGTCTGAGATTAGATTGGTCCCAACGAGGAATTCCCTAAGCATGTGCCTTGTTAGGTCATGCATTTGGGCATTGGTGGCGTCTTTCAAATCTGAAGACAACACCTTGAAGCTAGAAATTACCCCCGGTGGTATATTACCAAGGGATCTAGCCGCTTCCCATGCCTGATCGCCACGAGTAAAACTACTGTAGCAACAGGGATGAGATTTCAGGATCTCCTTTAGCAGATGTGCCAAAGGGGCCTGTAAAACGTTCAGCCAATAGGCTGAAAGAGTTACCATCCTCGCCTTGTTACCCAACTCGGCGACGGTGGTTGCGCGTAGGAGAGGAAGTGCTTCCATCTCCTTCCATGCACAATACATGATCTGTTTACCTGTATAGGCATCCAGACCATGTCTTCCTGACGGGAAATCCTTAATCCAAGGAATCACGTCAAGAAAATCAGAGAAGATCAAATCAATTTGATCCTCCTGAGACACAAAGAGGGTTTTCCATAATGGAACACCTTCTCTATGTTCAGCCACACCAAAAGGAGTATCCTCCATATAGGTTGTAGCTTCTACCGGAAGAAGGATGCGATTTATCGCATCTCTTACGGCCTGAGCCTGACCACCCCTCTTTAGGGAAAAGTTAAGCTCACCAGAGGAGGTGACTGACACATGTGCCTTATCATCTCTAACTGGTCTACCGCCTCGAAGGGACATACATATGCCCCCGAGACGCCGCGCGGTCTTTCCCATATCACTTCTGTGAATGGGATCGACTTGAAAGTCTTTCGTTAAGATCTCTTTGAACTTAACCTTTGACTCTATCTCTGTCAACAGTCCCAAATATGGCATCTGTCGAGTAGAGGTTAGATGACCAAGACGTT